TACATGAAAATACATTTTTCCTTCATTTAATCCTTCCATCATATCATCATCTTCATCCTCATTATCTCCATATTCCTCTTCATCATTTTGATCATAAAAATCATCTTCTTCTGGAGTATACCAAGATTGGTTAGGATCGCTTTCAGGTTCTTGAGTAAAATTATGATATTTGTAATTAAACAAATTAGGTTTAGTAACTAATGCAGGGAATAATACTTCACCTGCTTCTACTTTTTCCTTACCAAAAGCTAAGTCAATACCTCTACTTCTATCACCTGAACCTCCATTCATTTTGTCTAGTAATTCATAATAATCCACACCACCAAATTCACCATAACCATCGTAACTATTTTCATAATAATATTTACCTGTATTATCAAACATGTAAACAGGAATGGTGTTTTCTTTTTGAGATCCAATTTGTTGTCCTGTATCTTGAGTCATCCATGAAAATTGACCTTCAGCCAATATTCCTGCTCTTAACTTAGTAGTTTGTGTTAACTTGTTTTCAGTTAAGTATTTTTTATAATTAAAATCTGTCATTTTATGTAAGTATTTGTTATAAATATGTTAATCTTTATTATATGTACCTTTTTTATATTTTGCTTTACTAGTATTCGATACAAATTGTTTACCTTTACGAGAAGCTGCGGCTTTTTTACGTGAAGTTTTAGCTCGTTCAGCTTTTGATAACGATTGTGCTTTTTTACGGGGTAAACAACGCGTAGTAGCATCGCCTTTTTTCATAGAACCGCAAGGACCAGTAATGTTACCTTGTGTATCAATACGCACCCAGTCTTCTTTTTTAAACCAGTCGCGTAATGATTCGGATACTAATTCTTGTAAGCGATTATCGTCCATTATTTTTTCTTTGCTTTACCTGACATTTGTCCTTTACATACTTTAACAGCACGTCCTGATAGATAAGCTGATGATTTTTCACCTGCTGCTATTCTGCGTTTTCTATATGCTTTACCAGCAGGACAAAGTTCCTCGTTAATTTGGTCTAATGCTTTAGCAATTCTTTCTTCTAGTGGTTTATACCCAGAACCATATTTACCTGATCTTCCATTATGATTTGGGGCTACATTTTCTTCTATTTCTTCAGCAGAACCTATAATCTCATCATAATCATCCATTTGTAAAATACCTCTTTCTTTACCTAATGAAATTGCTTTTTCAGTAACATCATGTAAATCCATATCTTCAGCAGCATCTTCTCTTGAATATTCTAACATACGAATAAATAAAGGAATATCCATTGTAATAGTATCTACTTTATCTTCTTTTTTAGCTTCATTTTCTAACCTAAGTTTTGTCATTGGACTTTCATAGTGCGCATTATTAAAGAAATCAAAAATCCACTCAGCCATTTCTATTGTAAAATTGGATTCACCAATCATATTAATTAATTGGTTAATTTTAGCTACAGCTTTAGGATAATTTTGTAATTTTGCATTAATAAAGTCTTTACCTGAACCGAGATATGCTTCATTCATTGATGATTTTACAGCACTACCTAAATTAAATAAGTCAATAATATCCTCAAATTCTTCTAATCGTTTACCTTTTTCTCTTATTTGAGATAATTTTTCCCAATTTTCTTTACCTTTATCTTGTTGGTATATACGAGTTAATTCATATTCTTGGTCATACAAAGCATCTAAATCTTCATTGTATGGTTTATAAATAACTTTAAATGGTTTAAATTTATTACCTGACATTTCGTATTTAATGCCTAAAGCATCTAATTGCTTTTTAGCCATGTCAATAGCTGTTTCTTCTTTAGCTTCCATCATTGCCTTTTTAATAGCAGTAATACCACCACCATTATTAGGTTTAGCATCCCAACCTGCTGCTCTAAAATTTTTAATCATTTTATCTTTAGTAGCATCATCTATTGGTTCTGTAATTGTAATTTTTTCAAAATTTTCACCTGATGTTTTTGTATGAGGGTATCCTCCTGTTAATGATTCTTTCACAGGTTGAGAGAAAAATTCTTTTATTTTTTGAATGTCTTTCATTATTTTTTAGTTTTTAAATAGTCAGTTAAAAGCAAACCAATCGCCCCTACCTTCTGTCGTATAAATATCCAATCTTCTTTGGATAATTTATATTCTTCATTAAATGCTATACCCATAACACCTATAAAATGGTCATCCAAATTATAAATAGAAATCATATAAAATGATTTAGTGCCATATGCTATACAAAGTGGTTTTAAATCATAATCTTCTCCATCGTTAAGCTCAGCAATACTTAATTCTCCATCTTTATAAAGTTTAGATAATGATTTTGGAAATAAGGAAACTGGAATATTTTGAAATACACTTTGAATTGGTTCCGTGTTAGGGGTAATAGTTTCATAAAAAATAGAAAATTTCTGGATTGATTTACCTGTGGGGTAAAAATGTCCTCCATTATGAAATTGAGCAATCCATATTCTGTCTGCCTCCAATTCATCTATTATTATTTCTATTTGTTCTGAAACTAACTCATTTAAGTCAATAGCTTCTTCAACAAGACTTTTTGTTGGTTTAGTTTCTAATTTGTTTTTAAACCATGTCATTAATAAAGGCCCTATTACAGCAGTAATAAGGGCCACAATGATGGTTGTAAACATTGCTAACGTTGTCATTTATTTTTTCTGTTTTTTAAGATATTCTAGTGCTTCCTCTTTATATTTTAACAACTGTTCTTTACCACTACCATCCCATTTTTCAATATCACCAGCTTCTGTTATAAATTCATCTTTAGAATTAATTAATTCTTCAAACCAAATTTCAAAATCTTTAATGGTGCCCTCTAAATGTTGATTAAGAACCTCTTTTTCAAATTTTTCTAATTTACCTTCTTTACGTAATTTATGTTCAAAATCTACTTGACAATCAAAACAATATCCATACATTACAAACCATTTTTTATCTAAATGTGGTTTCATTGATCTTGCACAAGTTGGACAAAATAATGGTAAAACAATACCTTCTTTTGCCTTATCTAATTTAGTAATATTTTGTTTTAATCCGTTTTTAATAGTCCATTGACGACCATCCTCTTCCCAAATATCACCTTCACCATGAAATTCTTTTGCTTTTGTATAACCAGTTCCCATCGTGGAACGATCCCCATGCTTGCCTTGGACAAGATTACGGAGACGTTGAACGTCACGTTGTTTAAACTCTTTTTTTAAAACTGAATCGTTGCTCATTATTTTAATATATTTCTAATTTCTTCTTTAATAATTTCTTTTAAAGCTGATTTAGTTATTTTTGATTCACCTACTGCTGACATTGGTTTTTCTGTTTTGATAGTGGCTTTCATTTTATATTTTTGACCAATATCTTTTACTTTTTTAGCTACTGTATCAGCACCATCCCCATTTAAGTCTACTACTAGAGTATCATTTTTAACCGGAGAAACTATAATTTTAGTTTTTACTCCTGCATAATTTGTTTTAAAAAGTTTGCTTGAAAACATATTTTCAAGTTCTGTTTTAATTTCAGGAAGTTTATCTCCTACCAATAATACTCTTCTAAATGCCATATTTGCTTAATTTATCTAATGTTGTTGTTGTTGATGTATGTAAAATACCAATACCTCCTGCTGCGTTCCAGTCGGAAATATTAGAAATTCTATCGTCTATAAGTATTGAATCTTTTTTAGCATAATTCTTTTTTGATTCAGCATATGCTAATATTAAGGGTGTGCCTGGAATGTTTTTCTTAACCCAGATACGTTTACCCCAACGTGATTGAGGGTCTCGTGAAGGTGATGAAAGTAATGTAGGTTTATATTGTTTAATATGATCCCATAATTCTTTACCATCAGGCATCCATTGTAAGTTTGCCCAATAGTCTTTTTCACTCATTTTTTTATTTTCAAGGCCACCTCTAAAAGTATCCCAAAATTCGGATTTACCTTGAGCATCAACCTGATTTGTTTCTTTACCTGTTAATTCTTGATAACCTTTATCAAAGTCAACTAAAACACCATCCATATCACAATATATCTTATATTGCGATTGAGGGGCTTCAGTAGCTTCCTCTTTAATTTGTTTATATAGATCTGTTAATTTATACATTTTTTAAACTATCTTCCCAATTACGTAACATCATATTACCTTTTTCGTAAGCTTCTCTTTCGATTTCTGGTAATACTCCGTCTTCATTTGTGTTTGTTGTGTTAATATTACTTAATTTTCCCTCTAAATTTTGTTCATGGTGTATCATTTCGTGAGCAAATGAACGTAGTATATCTTTTGGGTGTCTATCCATTGTGTATAATGTGATAGATTTTTCAACAGGATTATAGTAAGCCGTTTTACCCAAAAGATTGGATGCGTTTTGTTCATCATCCTTTATAACCTTAATTTTAGGCAATGGTTTGATATTCATTCCATTGTCTATCATATATTTGGATAAAGATACGAAAGATTCCTTGGGTTTCCAAGTTTCTTTTAAAGTTTCGTTAACAAATTGTCTTGCTAGTTCATTTAAACCAAACGGATCAGATGATTCTTTCATTTTATTTAAACGTTCTGTCTTCTTTTTAGACATTTCTTTACGTTTTTCAATATAATCTAAAGCACGTTTTAATCTTGATCTTACTTCAGGATCTTTTGATTTACCGTAAGCGGCTCTAACACGTTGATGAATTAAGTTAATTACTTGAGATTGACGAGCGTGAGATTTTGCTTTAAAAGATGTTTTATTTAAGGTATCAACTATATCTTCTTTAGTTTTAAATTTAATACTAACTGTATCTTTAGGATCTTCATCTGTGTATAATCTACGACCCGATTTTTCAGGTTTTTTACCTGTTCCTTTTCTAGGATCAGGTTTCTTTTTTCTACCTTCTTCTAAATTTATTTGTTCCAAATCAATTATATCATCAGGTTTAATTTCATATTGTTCAAAGTCTTGAATCCCACTTTCTTCAGGATTAATATAAGATACATCATCGTCTGTAAATTCTCCTGAGTTGTATTTACTTCTAAGTTCATCCCAGGATAGGAATGATTTACTACGTAAAGGTAGATATAATTTGTTTGTAGTGATCTTATGAATTTCTTCTCCTGGATAAAATTTAATCCAAGTTTTATAGTCTGGTGTTACAAAAAATGATTCTTCATCGTAAGGTATTTCACCTAAACGATAAACAGTCATAGTCTCGGATATTAAATTTTCTTCTTCTAATCCACCAGGTGTATCTAATTTTTTGCCTGTTTTTACATCTGTATCATAACCACAAGTTCCTTCATCTAAATCAGGATTATTATCGTGTCCACATTTGTGGCAGATATATAAATCATCTCCACCATCTTTTATAGACCATTCCCAACCACAATTATCACAAATTACTTCTGTATCTGTTACTAATTCATTAACTGTATTAGGTAAAATAGCTGTTATAAAGTCTCCGGATTGTTTAAATGTTACTCCTGGTATAGCTTTAGAAATAAATGCTCTATATAGATTGTCTCTTTGGGCCCCAAAATTTTCCTCACTTGATTTTTTAGAGGGAGAGTAAATAATGGCTTGAGCTTTAGATTTTTTAAGATATTTTTTAATTATATCTACTATAGTAGCCATTACTCTATACATTTCACCTTTATTAACTACTATTTTAGCCGAAGAACCTTCAGCACCTTTAGGTTTAGCTGTAAATTCAATTTCTAAAGCAGGACGAGATTCCATTTGTCCCGCAGGAAAGTAAACTGTTGATTTAATGTCTACATCATATTGGGTTTCACTATCTGTTGTAAATCGAGTGTAAACATAATAACCTTCTCTATCTACTTCTTCCCATTTGTATGGTTTAAGATTTGCCTCACCTACTTCTTTAATTATAGGAGATACAATATCCCACACTTGTTGTTTTTCAGCAATGTCTGGGATTAAATAAAAAAATTGTTCTTTATTATTATTTTTAACAGCATTACGAGCCGCAGTGCCGCTTACACCACCTGAAGTTTGGATAACACGTAGTTGTAAATTTGGATATTTATCTAATGTTCTAGTTCTAGAAGATATATCTGCAAAATCTTCAGGGTTATTTTCACGTGCACCTATAATCCAAAGTACTTCCTCTTCAGGATGATCTTTAGCATAACGTAAAACATCGCCTACTGGTGCTTTAGATGGTTCAATTCGAACCTTCATTGGAAGATACTTTTTATATAACTCCCAAATTTGGATAGACTCACCTTGAGCAATACCATTACGCTCACCGCTCCCCACATAAATGATAATATCATCAATTTCAGGATTTTGTTCAGCTGCTTTTTCAATAACATTAAAATGGCCTTTGGTTGGTGGTTTAAATCCACCACCATAAATAGCGGTTATTTTTTTATTATCCGCTTCCAAAATATCTTCTAATAAGATTTTGGTAAGGTGGTTCATTATTGCTTTAGTTTTTGAATTTTTTCTCTTGCTGTTGCCTTTTTCTCTTCAATATCTTTTTTAGCACCACGGAAAGCTTCCATAGCATCTTCCATTTCCTTAAGAGTATCTTGGAATGCTTTTAAAGCTTCAGTTCCAGCTCTACGAGCATCTGATTTTTGCTTGTAAACACCTAAAATATTTTTAATTTCTAAACCACCTTTAATTTGAAGAGCAAATTCTGGAAGAGTAATTTCATACACTACATCTTCCATTTCTGATTTTTGGGTTGGTTTTTCTACTATAAAGAATTTACCAATTTCGTCTATGGGAATACCTTCTGCTTCAACAACAGGGGTCATTTCCTTAACTGGTCTTTCTTCTTTTTCTACTTCGTTTAATAAGTCTAATAATTTCATGATTGTATAAATTGATTTATTTTGGTTTGTGATTGTTCAAAATTGTTAAATTCTGGTTGTGATGACATTGATTGTTTAATATCTGAGTATAGTTGTTCTGCTTCTTCTTTAGATTTTTTAAGTTCATCAGGTGTTTTTACTTTACCTACTTGTCCTAAAGGTTCGATGTATGTTTTATAGATATATTGTTCATCGAATTCTTTATTAGCTCCATCAGGATCATTATTTAATAATATAAAGTTTTGACCGAATGCTTGTCTATACACGTCTATATTTTTATTAACATCCCGCCATGAGCGAAGCACAATACTCGGCAACAATGATCTGTCTCGCTGTTTATTACGGTCTAGTGAGGTAATAGGCGACACATAAGTCATGATCATGAACGTGTCGTAACCTAAAGCTTCTAATTCTGCTTTTTTCTTAAGTAGTACTTTAGATGAACCACCTACACTATCAATTAATAAATTTTTAGCGTTTTTAGAAGCATCTTGAAATTTAGCATCTGTTGCTTTTCTAGCTTGCCCCATTAATTCTCCTGATTTTTTTAATTCATCAGGTGACATGTTAGCTAATTTCATTCCCATACCTGATGCTTTTAACAACTTCTCATAGGTGTCGTCAACATTAATGGTATTAAAATTAGATGGTACTAGCTTTTGAGAAACATATGATTTACCCGATCCAGCAGGACCAGCCATAAAAATAGCTTTCGGCTTGCCTTGTATTTCTTTTAATAAAGATATTAGTCCGATCATAGATAGGGTTTGTCATAAATATTACAACTCTCTTTTAACTTGAGTTTTGAATGAAGTAAATACAGGTGCCTCATATGGATTTTCTAAATCAAATAAACGGCGAACAGTGCGAAATATATCAAGATTTTCTTCGTGTGTGCGAGTAGGCAATACCATCTCCCAACCTTTACCTTGCATTTTTTCCTTATTAATTTTGCGTTTAGATGATTTTAACCATAAAATACCATAATTGTCAACCTCTTTATTAAAGCATTCTTTATAACACTGACCATAAACTGCTGTTTGTAGTTGGTATGTTGGTTGAACGTGATTAGATGTTTTAAAGTCAATTAACCATAATTTACCCTCAATTTCACATAACATATCACATGTACCTGCTACTTTTAATTCATCTGAAAATAAATGTACTTCGGCTTCAATTAATTTAGGATTATAAGTTTCCCAAAAATCAACAAAACGTAAAAACATTTGCCACACATCTGGGCTATATTGTGGGTTACTGAATTGGTTTAAAAAGTTCATTTCTTTACCTTCTAAATATTCTTCGATCATTTCGTGTACTTGTGTACCTTCTTCACCGGCTTTTTTAACAATATATTCAGCTGAATAACCTACTTTTTTTAACCAGTCTTCAAAAAATTTACCTTTTGGGTAGTATTGTAAAACATAAGTAACAGATGGATAATACTTACTGTTACGTCTGTAAAAACGAGAATCGGGTAACGTAATTTGTTTGTGGTCATCCGAAATCTCTAGGATTCGATTGTAAGAGTGTTTTATTATACTCATAAAAATAGTTTTTTCTCAAGCAAGCCTGAGAATGTTAAGGGGTATGTTTCTTGGATTAGATTAGTGAAGTTGGCGAACCCCATTTCGCTTGGATCCTTATCCTTCATGTCTACAAGATATACTTCTTTACCTTCCTTCATTAGCTGTTCGCAGAAATTTAATGCCTGTTTTTGGGCATCACGGTCAAGAGCAATGTATATTTTTTCAACTGAAGACATCACGATCTTCTTCATTAAATTTGATTGTATATTTTTACCTAAAAGAGGCACAACATTTCGTTTAATAGCAATAGCATCAAATGGACCCTCACACAATATTAAAGGTAAATCCCAATTGATAAACATTTCAAATGGAATAATATCTCTAGATGTTTGAGGGTTCCTATATTTTACTGATGGTTGTTTTTCGAATGAGCGGCCTGTAAAGTAATTTAATTTACCATTAGCATCATAAGATGGGATGATAATCATATTAACATAACGTCCTTTTTCACAATAACCAATACCATATTTCATAATATCCTCTTCAGTAATGCCTCTGGATTTAATATAAGCCATAGCTTGTCTTCCAGTAATATCTGATTGGTGAATATTAGATAATAGTTTGAATTCTTTAGGTAGTTCTAGTTTGGTTTCAACTACAACATTTTTTTCATTACCTACGTACTTTACAATGACTTTAAGCTCAGCCATTTTTTCAGGTGATGCTTCTACTGCTTTAAATAATTGATATAGTTTTTTACCCTTTTTATCACAAACCCAACAGTGCCATGGATTTTCACCTTTATCGTTTTCAGTGAAATTAATCTCTAATTTAGGTTTAGGGTGGTTACATAGCGGACAGTGGTAAGCATAGTTACCTCTTGCCGTTGATTTACCAGAACCTAGCACCGAATTAGTCAGTGCAACCAGAGATTGATTAAGCATAACCGTAATATAATAAAGAAAGCTTGGTTTCCCAAGCTTAACTTAATATATTTTTTTGGTTAATACGTAAATTATTATTTCTTACCGAAATAAGCTAATGAACTTGGTTTTACTAACATACCTGATATGTCTCTTGAGCTTTTTCCCTGGTTGCTTTGGTAATCATTGCCAGCTTTTTTTAGGATAACTCCATCTCCTTTAATTTTTTCAATTGTATAAACACCTTCGTTATCAGTAGCATATCCGCTATTATCATATTGAGGGTTATATACAACTAGGTCGCCAGTTCCAACTTTAACGAGTTTATTTTTATCAGTCTTATCCGTTACTTGAATCTTAGAACCTAATCCAAATAATTCATTAGTTGTTTCTTTTTCATCTAATATTTCCATCATTTTTTTAGCTTGACTTTCTGTGATAACGCCCGCTAATTGATTCATTCTTATAATGTCTTTCATTTTAATAATTTTATTATAAATATTATAAAAAATCCTTAGAGTAAAACTTTCCTAAAACGTTGTCATTAAAGTATTCTAATGGGTGTTCTAATACACCTAACATAAACAAATATTTACATTCGTAATATGTTAATAGTTTTTTATTGTTTACTATTTGTAGGATTTCGCGTGTAAACTCATCGTGTTTACCGTCTTTTAGAATTTCAAGGATCGGTTTAGCTGAACCATAATAGGTCTTCCAATCCGATTCTTTTTGTACTACTTGAGTTGTTAGTTTACGGCCTCGGCCGGTTTGCTCTGCTAATTCTTTTTTCGTTAATTTACGTCTAACGTTGTGATATAGCGATTTTTTTCCAATATACGATATCCCACTCGGTTTGTGAGTAGTAATGTATATAAAACCAAAGGCGTCTTGAGGAAAATCCTCAAGTTTTTCTATAACTTGTTTGTTGTATAACCACATTATATTTTAATTTTAAACGTATATTCCTGTAAATATTACACTACCATTATCTGCAGCAGTTGCTTGTTGTATTACTGCTACTCTTCCATCTGGGGTAACACTTGTCATTAAGTTTGCTGGATCGGTAGGCAATGTAAATACAAAACCATTAGCATATGTTGCTGTAATAAAAGCATTTGTACCTATTGTTTTACCTGCCAATGTGGGAAATGCACTACTTGAACCTACACCACTACTAAGTACTACTTTTCCTGCTACAAATTTAAAATTTCCTGTAGCTAGTGATGTTCCATTATCATATGTTTGGTCATTTACCTGTGTTGAAGATATAGCGTATGAACTACTTACAGCATAAGATGAACTTACAGCAACAGATGCAGTTCCTTGTAAACTTCCAGTAAATCCATTTCTTGATTTTACACTTCCTGTTAATTGAAGTGAACCTGATAATGTAATATCATAAGCTATTATTCCTGTAAATGCATCTACACTTTGAGATACTTCAGCGGCGGTAATTACATTACCGGTTGCTATGTTTGTTTTTGATAATGTAATTGCCATTGTTATCTATCTATATTAATAAGTATTGTTGTATCTGTTGTAGGTGAAGTTGGTAAGGGTTGTGATAATTTTCCTATTGCTAATAAATTTTGATTTTCATCATATAATCCTACAGTTGTTACATAAGGGTTAAAGTATGATGCTGTTACAAAATTATAAACAGTTCCATCTGTTGAACCTGATATTACTGTTGGATTTAAAGTAAAATTAAATTCATTTTCGTTAATAGTACATTTATATTGTGATTCATAAATAGTAAGAGATGATGAAAATGAACAGGTTACATTTGAAGATGTAACAAAATTTTCTATAACAATTGTATCTGTTAAACCATATAAAGCTGAACCATAAGTACCAACACCATAGGTATCTAATCCTGGATTAGAATCACTTGTAATAATTGCTAAACCGTGAGGATAAAATATTTGTCCACAAATTTCCTCAGTTGAAGAAAATATTAAATTACCTTCTCCATCATCATAAATTGAACCACTGTCGGCAATCCATTTAAATGAATTTGGTACAATATAATTACCATATAAACGTGAAGGAACAGATAAAACTCCAATTTGTGAGCCAGATCCTGTAGGGAAATATTTTTCAAACGTTAAAGTTGTTTGAGGGTAGTTAAAATATCTACCATCTGATTGAAGAATACCTACATATCTATCTCCTTCAGTGTTAGCACCCGGTACTAAACTTGCTGTTGGTACCGGATCTCCATAACTTGAAGTTAAATAATTTGAATAATATAATTCTTGAATAGAACTATATACTAAACGTTGATATTGAGTAGAAGTTTGACCTGTTGTAGGATCAGTATTAGGATTAAATAATGTACCTGATAAATTTGTTCCTAAGAATCTATCAATACTAACATCAGATGCATCAAATTCGCTTCCCGTATAAGAAAATGCCTTATTTACCTCAAAGGGAACGACTGTGATATCTGCTGCTAAAAATTGTTTGAAAGCACCCATTCATTTTAGAAATCTAACTTAACTCTAATAAGAGCTTCTTTTGTAAAATCTTTAGGCAATGGTCTTGAAAGTTTAGCTACTGCTAATAATTCGTTATTATCGTTGTATAATCCTACAGTTGTAATATAAGTTTGGGGGTTATTAATAAATGAAGAATATAATACTTCACCTGTTGAACCCGAAATGAATGATGGATTTTCTGAATAGTTAAATTCTGAACTTCTAGGTCTTACAAATATAAAATCTGAAGTGATTGTTTCTTGGGAATTTAGGAAAAAATCACCAATAGTTCCAAGTTTACTCATTGATTGACTAAATGCTGTAACTAAAGAAAGATTAGCACTTGTAGTTGGTGTTTGTGAACCTGTAGAAACTACTACTTTAGGACCCCAAGCAAATGAACCACTATATCCAAGTTCAATACCCCCACTAACTCTAAAATCTGCTAAAGCCATTGGATTTAATAAAATAGTTCCAATGTCTGGTAATAACCAACCGTAAGATCCTGAGTTTTTAGAATATCCATCAGCTGTAAGTGCATTAGTAATTGTTGCTCTAACACCTGTTGAACCTGTAATTAATTGAAATACTCTACCTGCTTCACAAAATTGAACAGCTGTTACATAATTACTATTATCTGTTAAAGTAATTGAACCTGAACTACCGGAAAGTGTTAGTGATAAAGAACCTAAAAATAATGAATCTTTATATCTTGCTCTTTCCATAGGTAAAGCAAAAAACTCAGATGAAGATACAGCACCAAATACAAATTTAGCATTTTCATCACCTAATACTAAGTCTTGCCATTGTCCCCAAATTGTTCCTGTAGGAGATTTACCATCTACTGCAGTGTTGTATACTAAACTACCACTACCTACTTCATTACCATAAGCAACAGCAAATTGAACGGATTCCGTTGTAGCAGTATCATAAACATTCACA